GCGACTCGACTTCATTCGCCGCGATGCGTCCGGAGACATTGAAGACGGCACGCTGATCACACTGGGATACGTCTCCGGATCTCTCACCATCAAATGGGCCGACTGTCAGCCCCACGAAGATCTCGAAGGCCTCGAAGCGAATCCAGAACCGGAGGAAGACACATGAGACGCCCTCCGATGTGTTCATGTCGCTGCAGCATCAACACGCCGTCCTGGCTGCCATGGACTCGCATGTTGCACGTCGTTGGGCCTTTGGCCGATGATGGCGGAGTCGCTGGCCATGATGTGGAGTGGTCTCGGATCCACAATACAGAGAGCTGGATTAGCGGAGTGCCCTACACGCCGTACGGTTTGCGGGCGGACTTTAGTCTTGAAACACCAGACTACACGTCTCCCGATTCCGGATGGATTAGAAAGATGCGACCGATACGGTTCCGTATCGGTCCAGATGATGAGTTGGGCTATGGCGGACCGGGTTCTGAGTTCGTGGACGAAAAGCAGTTCGTGCGAACGGCTGGCGTGCTGATTCCGTCTCGCACATTGGCACCGCCGAGCACTGGGCATTTTGGCACGCCACGACTCGGCAGCGTGTCGATCGAGCCGCCTTTTGCGATTCGATCAGCGAGCCTCTCACAGATCACACACGCCAGACTGCTTGTCAACGGCGTCGATGCGAGCGGCATTGTGGCGCTGACCAGCATCAATGCCGCAACTGCCTTTCGTCGTGACGGATTCACACTCACATTCAACGCGCTTTCACTCAGCACATTATCCGCGATGGCCGTTTCAGACGCTGTTGTGGAAGTCGATTTTTGGCTGCACTTCGAGGTCCGTTCGCTGCAGCTTACCGCAGGCTACGCGACTGGTTTCGACTTGGATGAATACTCGTGGCTGTTTGCCGATGATGGTACAACTCGCGACAGCATCGGGGCGGATGTTGGCGAGCCTCGCTTCTTTTTCACTGCGACGGAAGGCATCAACGTTCACGCGAGAAACGCGAACCTCGGCAGCTACCTGTTCAATTTCGATGCTCCGTTCGTAGGACTAGACGAACTGGAAACAGTGACCGCAGGCAGCTGGACACTCACGCGACCAACCAACAGCTTCCAGCTCACTAACGGCACGTCGCAAATCACGTTTACGTATGGCGTAGAGATTCCGTTCCTCCTTTTGAGGCGAGAGATCTCTGGCACACTTTACACGTGTCGCTACTACTGCAGTTCCACCGCTGAGACCTATCGGCTCGTGTCACCGGGGCCGCGCGTGGCACCGTTCGATCCGAGCGCATCGAACACGTTCGCGGTTCAGGGACTAATCGCCGGGGCCGAAATTTATCCACCGAGTTTGCCGGGAGCCGAAAGCATTTTCGCTCAGTTTCCCTCTACGATCACAGTGAGCCGACCATGACCGCGAAGACAATCAAACTTCCATCGCTCACTGCAGGGCTCACACTCACCTGTCTGGTGCGAAATCCGAGTACGCTGGCTCTGCTGGAGACTGTGGCGCTCGCCGCTGGATCTGGCGACGATGCCAGCATCTACACCGGCACGGTCACAGGTGCCCATGCTGGCCAGCTTCTGTTCGAGGTGCTCGTGTCTGGAACGGTGCTCGAAAAGCGGCTCCGGACGATCACAGACACCGCCGCCACGTTCGTGATTCTGACTGAGCTGGAAGAACGTGCGAACAATGGCCGTGGCGCTCATCCTGTTGCGATCACCATCACTGATCTGGACGATGTGGAGCTGGAGAATGCAGACATCCGCGCAGTGAGCGGGATTCTCGGCGGGTCCGGAATCACCGGCCCGGATGGCGTGAAGATCTTGTCGCTGAACTCTGCAACTTACACGATCACGATCACCTGCCCCGGCTTCGAGGGTTTGACCGAGGAACTGGTGATCTCTGGCACGACAGCGATCACCTACCAGCTCACTCCGCGCGTGGTGACTTTGCCGGAAGCTCCGGGCATGGCCACGGGCGTTCTGGTCGCACTGGACGAAATGCTGAATGTGGAGCCGGGCGTCGATGTTCACATTCAGCTCGTGACCGGGCGTGGCATCGCTGGATTCACGCTGGACACAAAGATCAGAACGCAAACCACAAACAGCGAAGGTGCCGTCGAGTTCACTCGATTGGCTCACGGCGCCAAGTACTCCGTTTGGTCCGGTGCAATCGCAGAGGCCAACACCAGCCCATTCGCCGTCCGAGGTCGCAGCAACAAGGCCACCTTCACCGTTCCAGTGGCCGATAATTTCAATATCGCCGAGTTCCTCCGTCTGGATCCTGAAGAATGACAATCGCAACACACATCATCGACATCACCGGTGGCACGCTGCACACAGTCGACAGCCTGCTGGAAGCCGCTGGCGACGCGGCTGCGCTGACCGGTCCGGAGATCGTCGCGGCGATCACAGCGGAACTCGGCAGCACCACCTGGCGGACTCATCCGTCGAACTCAGCGATCGTGACTGCCATCAACACGCAGCTCGGCAACACGAACTGGCAGACGCAACCGAGCAACGCCGCGATCGTCTCAGCCATCAACACGCAGCTCGGCGGAACAACATGGCAGAGCGGCGGTTCTGGCTCGCCGACTTTCGGCTCTCTCGGTGGTGCCGTCGCCGACAATGCTGCGCTGGTCGCAGAGTTTGCGACGAAGGCTGACGACGATCACACGCACGTGCTTGAAGATCTAACGGACCTCGACGTCAGCGCGGATATGGTCGCCTTCGATCAGGGCATTCGGCCAGGTCTGTACGACGATCTCGATGAGCCTCCAGTCGGTACGATTTTCGAAGGCTCTAACGATGGCCATCTTTACTGGTGCCACCGCGACGGATCCGTGCATCTGCTCTGCGACAGCGGCGGATACGGCGGCGGAACATGGGGCACCATCACCGGCACGCTCAGCGATCAGGAAGATCTGCAGGAAGCTCTCGACGACAAGCAGCCGCTGGACAGCAATCTGACGCAGCTCTCGTCGCTGTCCACAAGTAGCGGTCAATCAATAATTTTGGTCACGCCCACGGGCATGACGAAGATGGATATCAGTAACGATGTGCAGAGTCTGCTGGGATCGCTGACGCATCTGGCCTTTCGCACCGCGCTAGACGTGCCTCAGGCTTCGCACGTGGTCAGCGTCATGGGCGGCGATCAGTCGATCAGCGGGCAAAAGATTTTCATGGACGGCATCACGATCGGCGGAGGCAGTACGACAATCTGCACGATCAATTCCGGCGTCACGACGCAGTCACAGATTCTGCAGTTCCGACCAACCGACCTAACGTCCGCAAACGTCGCGTGCCTCGATCTATACGCCGGATCGGCAGCGACTCGACTTCCAGCACTGCGATTGTTTTCGGCGAATGCATCTTCCCCGCAGTACGGATTCCAAGTCGGAACCGGACCGGCCACGCTGGCCGCGAACACCTGGCACTTCGCCAGTACTGTCGTCGGCAGCAGCATGGCGAATTCGCTGCCATGGTCGATTACTGTCAGCAACACTACAGACGGCCGCTTTAGCGCAATGGCGGTTGCGAATACTGGCGCCGTGACGATACCGAAGACACTCGCCGTCACAGGTGCCGTCAGCACCGGAATGCTGACGATCGGCGTCTACACGTTTGCGACAGTTCCATCCGCCAGCGCGAACACGGGCGCCACGATTCGAATCTCTGACAGATCACATCGGCTGGCGACGTCAAACGGCACCGTCTGGAACTGGGCAGGCTCCACAACCGCAATCTCGTAGCCCGATCTGTCTCAGATCGGGAATCTGGCCTCAACATCACACTGCCTGTCGTCGACCTGAGACAGGTCGACCTACACAGAAAGACCATCATGAGCACTCGACCTTACGAACTTCTGGTCCGCTTCGCCGCAGACGGCACCGTTGCTGGCGTCTCGGCGAAAACTCTGACTACAGTCAACGGCCGCGACTACGAATCCGATCCGATGCCGCTGGGCTCGATCGACGATCCAGCGTTCGCCGACTTCGCCGATCAGTTTTGCGCAGCCGTTGTCGCGCAACGTGACGGCCTCGCCGCTCAGGTGTCCGAGCTGCTCGAACAGATCGAGATCCTGCAGGCACAGATCCCCGCTCCGCGCGGTCCGAGAGAAGTCACGCCAGAACAGTTCCTCGCTCGCTTCTCACCTGCCGATATCGTGGCTATCGATCAGTCCACCGATCCCCGCGTCGTGCTGGCGAAGGTGACTCTGCAGACTCGATCGAGTGTCGTCGATCTCGATTCGCCGCTCCTGGCAGCGATGATCGACGGCCTGATAGCAGCCGGCATCGCAATCGACGAGACCGAACGAGAAAGGATCTTCGCGTAATGTCGACGACTCAGACGCTGGCGTTGTTTGCTTCGTGTCCGATCCGGACAAAAGCCATCTCGAAGGGCGTGGCCTGGCTCCGCAAGCATCGGCCGATGGTCGAGAGCTGGGCTGCCGACCTGCGTCTCGACATGCAGGCCGTGCAGGCTGCCATCAATGCGGATCTCGCTGGCGAGCCGCAGGGCGTCAGCCCTCGGTGTGACTCGACGGTGCAAACACACGGAGGGCTGACGCCCAACCGCTCGCCTGGTATTTCGGCCGAAATAACTGTCATCATCACGTGCCACAATTACGCTCACTTCCTGCAGGACTGTCTGGACTCCATCGCAGCATCCACGCTGCAGCCGACACACGTGATCGTGATCGACGACTCCAGCGACACACCGCTGGCGTCTCTCGCCTTTGAAATTACAAATCTCAAATCTCAAATCGACTTCCAGCGAGTCGAATACCGCAGTCAGCACCTGAGCTGCCAGCATGGTTTCGACCAGTGCGTCACGAAGTACGTGCTCTGGCTGGATGCCGACGACAAGCTGCATCCGGATTACCTGCAGACGGCCGTCAGCATGCTGGACTCAGACCGCGAGGCAGCGTTCGTCTTTCCGTTGCTGCAGGCGTTCGGCGATCGTGAAGGCATGATCTTTGATATCGACCGTGCACCTGACGTTGTGCGCTGGTCCGATCTGGAATCTCGGAACTGGTGCGGCGTCAGCACGATGTTCCGAGCGGACATCCTGCGTCAGTCGCTGGCTCTCCGGACCGACCGAGTCCCCGGTTGCGGCTGCAATGACTGGATCACCGCGCGGACTGTCCTCAGGTCCGGACCGTGGCACGGGCTCAAGTGCCCTGTGCCGCTGCTGTATCGCCAGCACGCGGCCGGTGCACACCTGCAGCCTGACTTTCCGAAGTACGAGCTGCAGGCGAACATCGCGCACGAAGTCGTGACGATCTGCGTGGCGTTCAGCGGCCGCTGGGAACCATGGTGGAAACTGCGCGAATGGATCATCAATCAAGACTGGCCATACAACCAGGTGCGATTGCTCATTCTGAACTCAACGCATGCCGACCTGACGGCCAAAGCTCTCGGCCTGGATGACATGCCGTTCGCTTCTCTGCAGATCGAACGCATCGACGTCGGATTCCCTTCGCTCGCCGAACAGGAACGTCGCAACCGGCAGGACATCTGCAGGCAGGTCGACAGCGCTGTGGCCGGACTCTACAACCGAGCGTTTCAATGTGCGTTCGGCGAGTGGATGCTGTTCGTCGAAGATGACGTAATTCCTCAGCGGCCGGATGCGATCGCACAATTGTTCAAAAGCGTTGGGCCAAACGTCGCGGCCGTCTCCGGAGTTTACCGGCATCGCTACGACAACAACGCCGTCGCCTTCGGAGCCCCCAACGGCAAGCTGCCGATGCGAGACATGGACGGCCCAGCGATCGAACACGTGACCGGAACGGGATTCGGCTGCCTGCTCGCGCGTCGATCCGTCTTCACCCGCTTCGGCCTCTCCGGAGACGATCCCCGTGCATGGTTCTACGACGTCAACGCAGGCGTCCGAGTCGCTCGCATGGGCTACCGCTGGATTCTGGATCGATCCGTCTACTGCGAGCATCTGGTGTGATCATCGAATGAAAGAGCCCCGCTCTTTCGAGCGGGGCTGGTGTTCGTCTTATCGGCCTCGCCAGACCTTGTAGCCCAGGTCTTCCAGCTAACACAAGGTGCATCAGTAAAAAAATCGACGTCCGCCAGAAAAAAGAAAGTGTGTCTTCATATGCGGCTGTTCCCTCCGTGCAGAAGAAAACGAAACCCCGAAAAGGACCCAAAGGGGGGGGGTGGCGGTCGCGTCGGTTGCGGTCTCGCGACTGAGAATCGATCGGCGTTTCGCGTGGGCGCAATGATCATCCTCAACCGGTCTTGAAAACCGGAGTACCCGCAAGGGTACCCAGGGTTCGAATCCCTGTCTCTCCGCTTTTTCAGCGGTAAAAGGCAGCCGCGAAAGTGGCTGCCTTTTTTCGTTGGTTGATTGCACCGGTCCACATCAGAGCGGCTCAAGGACTGCCACAGGCAGAAGGATGTGTAATGCCTCGACTTCGCATTGATCTGTCGGACGGGTCTGTGATCTTCTGCAAGGCTGATTGGATACCGCCAGTTGGCACCACATTCCCCGTTCACAAGCACGTTGCTGGCGAGTCAGTCACAGTCAAGATCACAGCGCATGAATGGGCATTGAATGAAAAGAACGGAGACCCTGATGACAAATCAGATCTTCCCGAGCTGCAACTGACGCTTAAAGGTCGAGCTGTGTGGTAGGCAGCAGTCTGTGTGGAATGGCCATTTCAATGCTTTGAATGATGTCTGCAAATTCCTTCAGCGAAAGAGAAGGAGCGATCAACGCTCTGCCTGAAGTGACTCTGCAGTTTTCTTCGTTGGCAATTTTGTAGAGACGGTCAGAGAGATCATTGAGTTGGATACGTGCATTCTGCAACAGGGCCTTTGCCTCACGCAACTCCTCAGCAAAACGAACCGGCTCACATCTATCTGTCGACATGACTCATTCCTCCTTTGGCTTTGAGAGCTGAGATCGGGCGATTCTCATCTTATCAAATTGAACGCAGATGCAATCACATGAAGGCTGAAGGAGAAACCCCAGAGTCAGTGAAGACGGTAGTCGCGTTGATTTGTGTCGGGGTGCCGGCGCTTTTGCTGATGGCTATGTTCATGTGGGTTGGTCGAGAGAAGCCAGCTCCGGACGTGAGTGATTCAATGAAATGGGTTGTGTCACAGAGAGCTTTAAGCGACGGCGTTTGCTTCACATTCAGCGGAGACATCCTACCGCCTGGACGCTGGAAGGAGACAGCTCAAGCGTCAGACATCAATCCGATTTTAGAGTTTGTTGGGTTGTCGCCAGTCAAAGGCATGGCCGTTGATGAGGAGTCAAAAACCAAACACAGATGGGATCGCAACACGTTCCACTGGCCATATGAGGACGGAAAACAAATCGAGGTCCATCGAACACGTCACACTGTTCGAGGGCACCGATTCAGCTACGACGCCATTCACGAAATCAGAGTCGTTTCAAGCAAGTGATTCACAACGGTTATTCACAAGACTTGCGGTTAGATGTAGAATCGGAGCATGGAAACCATGATCGATAAAGAAGACTTGGAGATTCGCCGCCATATGGCCAAGTTCATCGTTCAGCGAATGGATGAGCTTGGAATCATTGAGGCGGACTTGGCACGGGCGTTGAAGAGCGATCCCCGAAAGGTGAATCGAGTCGTTCGAGGCGAGAACACGCCTTCGATCACATTCACTCGCCAACTGGCCAGAGCGCTCCAGTGCACAACTGATGAACTTTGCAACAACGCTGGCAGCTTGGCACATTCATGATTTTGTGACAAATTTTCCCGACAGACCATTGACCAACTTGTGACAAGTTTGTCATAGTGCCGCCCGTCATGAATTGACGGGCACTCACTCAATACGACAGCCCGCTGATTCTGGACAAGGATCAGCGGGCTGTTTTCGTTGGTGCTCGGCATTCGCGGGCCGAACACTGTGACCGATGCTGATCCATTCGGTGGGCTGGGCTAATTGGAAAGTCGCGGGACCGCGTCCCGAAATCGAGGTTCGACTCCTCGGCCTGCCGCTGATCTTCGCCGGGTAGAGCAGTCTGGAAGCTCGCTGGGCTCATAACCCAGAGGTCGCAGGTTCAAATCCTGCCCTGGCCATTTCCGTTCTGTCACTTCCTCACAATAGATTGGACTGCATGTCATGCGGATAAGAGCAGCCGCTGGTTTACCCCTGAGAATCCTCCGCAGATTGTGCGGAGGACATCACTCGCATCAGCATGTGCCGCCGGCGGCGACTCCAAAATCGGAGTCTTCGACCGCAGAACTCACGACGCAGGATGTTGACGTGTTGATGGAAGCGATGAAGGGCTGGCAGAACAACATCAATCCCGTATCGCTTGCGAAGGACGTCATCGGTTGTGGCTGCGATGAATGCCAGCCGGATCGTGAGGCCTTTGCCCTGAAGCTGAGAGACGCAGAGCGAGAGATCAGAAAGCGCTTCGATGCCGAGCTGGCCTCGCGCAATGAGCGTTGTATTCGCATCTGTGCCAAGCTGATCGGTCTGCGTGATTCAATGATCGCAGACAAGTTCTTCCGCGAATCGATCCACTGAAGATACCTGATAGGGCTGGCTCTGCAAGGTGTGTCGCAAGGGGTCAAACTCGTTTCCGCCCTGAGCAACTTGGCTGCTGATCACAGCCCCTGATGACAAATTGGACGAGAGCAACCAGCCCGCCATAAGAGCAGCCTCTGTGATCGAGAGGCGATGAGACGACCGGCCTGTCTGCATTATTCCGCAGCGGCCAGCGAATCGTGCACCGAACAGGCAGCAGATTCGCCGGATGTGATGGAGATGAATCGCATGCCGGTCTGATCATTCTGATTTTTCAAACCTGTTACAATAAGCCAACAACTATGTGGAACCCAATTCGAGCACGGCTGCCGAAATCTCTGATTTCTGCTGGCCTGCTTGTCACACTCGTTAGTAGTGTGCCGCCTCGCCATCAGGGGGGCACGCTCAATGATTGCACCACTTCACCCGCAGCAGACAGACGCGACGTTCGACTCGCGTCCTATCACCATCCATCTGCACATTCCACGCGAAATGACGGCAGCCTTTATGCAGCTCGTCACAGCCATCACGGCACAGAGATCGCTCTTTCAGGAAGACTTTGTCGCCCGATCTGTCTCAGATCGGGAATCAGAACCGAGACTCTCACCGACAGGCCGCAAGGGACACGGCGAACAGTCGGTGAGACCAGCAGCGACTCCGGAAGCGGAGGCGTCGAACAGTGCAGAGGTGGAGGCACTGCCGACAGGCCCGCAAGCCGCAAGCCCGGAGCCCGCAACCGAGTCGCTGCTGGATTTGTATCGCCGACTGCTGAAGGACAAGCGGCTTCGGCGCGCGTCTCCCGACACAGTCGGAGACCATCAAACCGGCTTCCGGCTTTTCGACGAATACTTCGCCGAAACTCAGGCGTCTGGGAAAACATTGCACCGGTCTCAAGAACCGGTGCAATCTTTGTCGGATCCAGAAACCATCCGCAGTTTCGTCGATTGGCTCATCACAACGCGAGAAAACTCAGCGTTCACGATCAATCGCCGACTCATCGCACTGAAGATGCTCGCGTCTCATCTCAAGCTGGACTACGAGCGGCCTTCGAAGTCGGAAATCGATCGACGCATCCGCGAACTCAGACCAAACGGGCGAAGCGTCGCGAAGCAGTCGAAGCGAGAAAAGCTCTCATCAAAAGAGGATGGCACATCGCTGCCGAATCGAAAGATTCCCAGCTTCGCCGAAATCGATGCGATGGCCAGAGCTGTCGATACACTTCGCTGGCCGTATGGCGATCACGCTCCGTACTTCTGGCGAGGATGGCTGAGAACTCTGGCGTTCATTGGTCCACGATCTCGCGACATCATTTCGACTGTCAGCCGAAAGCCAGGACTGCGCAAAGCCGACGTGATCTGGACACCTGGTTGTCCGATCACCGATGTGGATTCTGCTCTCGGCCGGCCGCTGCTCAGTCCTCACGGATGGCTGTGGTATTCGATCGAAAAGGATCATCACAGCGACTGCCGCAAGATCCTGATTCCGATGCCGAAATGGATGCGCGACTGGGTCCGATTTTTCTTCGAACTCTCGGACCATCCGGAACGTGTGTTCCCAAGTACGCAGGCTGGTCGGAAGTCGCTTTCTCAGCCGTCGAAAACGAAGGCCTGGGACAAACTGATATCACTGTCCGGAGTGGATCCGCGGATCGTCGAATCGGAAGGCAAAGAGCACTCGATTGCCATTCGGAAGTATGCCGCCAACTGGTGGAAGCTGGCCGTACAGAAGCTGCAGAACCGCGACACGGATACGGATCTCGCCAAACAAACCGCATGGTACATCCTGCATCATGCGGAGGTCACAGTGTCCGACAAGCATTACCTCAGCACACAGGCCTCTGTGCTGCCGGTCATGCTGGAACTCATGGATCGCTGGCCGATCCCGGCCGCAGACGCTCCGCCGGTCAGCATGCTGCCGGAGTGAGCTTCGCTCAATTTGAGATTTCAAATTTGAAATTTCAAATCGCACGGAGGGCATCATGACTCAGAAAGGCGAACAGTCCTTCGAGGCGATGCTGATCAACTATCTGCTGGCAGTCGTCTCGCAGGCAGCTCAGGCGAAAGAGTCTCGCCGCATTCCGGATTTCGTGCCGAGTCGGATTCGCATTTCAGAAGAGTATCGCGGCACATTCGAGCCGGGTGAATACGACTGCAGCACGACGCTCTACGGTCTGATGTTGGTCAAAAAGTCGGACGGTTTCAAAACGGACTCATTCGAGATCTACGTGCACGAATGCGAAATCCTGGCACTGCGGCCCAATCTGAAGAAACAGATCTTCGAGCGAGAAAAGAAAGGCAACACGGCAACATGACCAGCACTCCACCGACCAGCCGAAACGCTCTTTGTGACCTGATCCTCCTGGACTCGGAACGACACGAGCTGCTGCAGGCGTACGAGCGACGGAAGAAGATGAATCCTTATCCAGCGATGGCCGTCCAGCTCTTCATGCACATCGTGCGGAACAATGCGTCCGTCACTGTGTACTTAAACCACGCGGACGAACTCTGGAAGTTCGCCAACGAGATGAAGATTGAGTGGTTCGAAAAACATATCGTCGAAACATATCGGAAATTCAGAAGCCAGTCGCACGCCAACGCCAGAGCGTCCAAAAAGAGTCCGGAGTGTATCGACTCATTTGACTGTAATGCTGGCGACCATGCAGACGCCTGCCCAGTTGGAAAAAGCTAAGACTGCCTGCTGATCTTATCTAAGACTGTGTGCACTCGCAGCGACACGCAGTTGCCCGTCTCATGCTGCATCGAAAGGAATCGATCATGTTAGTCCTGTCCAGAAAAGTCTCCGAAGTCATTCACATCGGCGATCAAATCAGAGTGATGATCGTTCGCATTGGTCCTAATTCGGTGCGCGTCGGAATCGAGGCCCCGGAGGACATGGCAATCGTTCGAGACGAACTGCTGCCAGATTCGCCATCATCCCTCACACCAATTCCAGAACTCACGGAGGCTCGCTAATGGCTAAGGTAGGCCGCAAAGACTGCATCAAGAGTGCCACACGCTCTTCAACACTGAAGGGCCGTCCGAGCAAACTCAAGGGCAAGCGGAATGAGCGTCGCAGTTCGATCGTCCGTGGTCTGCCGGAACGTCCACCGGCGGACCCGAGACCTCTGCTGCCGACTGATCGAGTGTACGTCGCCTGCCTGCCGATTCTGTCCGCAGCTCGCCAGTTTCGTCTCGGCTCATACCGCCGAGGCCAGTGCTGCGAGTGCGAGGCTCACATCGGAATTAACTACGAGACCGAGAAGCGAGCCCTCGCGCACGGTCTCCGAGACAGCCGCCCACTGGCTTACATTGGCCTGCATTGCTGCCTGAATAAGTTTCAGATCTCAAAGGTTAAACAATGAAGTTTGAATTCGAACTGTATCGATCAGAAGAGAAAGAACACCAGGTCGCTGGGCTGAAGTGTTCATCGTTTGAAGTGCGCGGTGAGACGGACTCGACCTCGATCTATCGAGTGAAAGAGTTCGCGATTCGATTGATGGCGATTCCCGGCGTGTACTTCCTGCAGATCCGCAACTCGCAAGAGAACCGCGATTGGCGAGATTTCGGCCCGATCGACACAAGGAATCCGGAACAGGCGGCGAAGCCGAAAACCTCAAACCGAAAACCGAAAACGGGAGCGAAGCGACCATGAATGCGATCACAAAACCTAAACGCATCACGGACAGATTTCTCGATTCTGTCCTAATGTCACATCGCCACGTTCGCGACTACTACGGTGAAAATGATTTTGGTCGACTGACGATTCGCCTTTCCAAAGGAAACCCCGTGCAGGCGATTTTTGGGCGGATGGTCATCAGTGAACCAAAGTATCAGCACGAGGTGATCAATTTAATTCGAGCACTGAACATCAAACCCGGAGGCAGGCGACCATGAAAGCCATCACCATCTGGCAACCGTACGCCACACTGATCATGCTAGGGCTTAAGCAGTACGAAACGCGTTGCTGGGGGACCAGCTACCGCGGCCCGCTCATTCTCCACGCCGCCAAGCGCTGGGATGAAGATCGAGAGCGTGACTGCGATCGGGTGGCTGAGCTGCTCCGGGAGCAGACTTTCACGGCCGGAAGCCTGGGCGATGAGAAGCTGAGGCTGTTCTATACCCCGATGGGTGAAACGCTGGGCAAGGCTCTTGGCATTGTGGACCTGCAGGCCTGCAGCCAGATGCATGACGGAGGCAGTGACTTTGAGAATCAGGTTGGCTCATTTGGGCCGGGCCGTTTCGGCTGGAAGTGTGCATCGCCCAAGCTGTTCGAAGATCCGATCAGCCATCAGGGAAAGCAGGGCCTGTGGACTCCAGAAACGTATCTGGAGCGAGCTGCAAAGAGTTTGCTGGAGGTTGCGACGCAATGAAGATTCTGATTGAGGCCACTGACACCATCACAGACGTTGATGGCGTGCCTGTCCGACTCTGGGAAGGCTGGACGGAAAATGGCATTCCATGCGCGGTGCTAGTGCATCGGATTGTGACTCTGGACTCTGGGGAAGCTGCTAAGTGCTTTGCAGACCTGCAGGATCAGAAGCCACCGGCAAACAGTCCTTCGCTGGCGATAGCGCTGTCAGAGATGTTCCTCCGCACAGCACCGGACATTCCGTTTCGCGGTGCGCAGGAGCACCCCGAAGACTACGACGGACCCTGTCTCTGCGATTCGTGCATTTCGCACGGCGCAGACTAGTCTCTCCAAACAGATCCTGAAATGTTCCCGACGACATCACGAAAGGTCAATCAGTGACAGAAACAGCATCCCGACGAAAACCGCAACGCGGCAACGAAGCACAGACCGGCAGCAACGCTCTGGCTGATCAGCTTGAAGCGGCCAAAGCCGAGCTGGCCACCGTTCACAGGTTTCTGGAGAAGATCCAGACCTTCAGCAACGTTGTTGGCGACGCGAAAACGAAGCTGAAGGAACTGCAGGCCGAAGAACGTGAGATGGCTGAGGAGCTGGCCGAGCTGCGTGACACGATCAAGTCGCTGAAGGAATCGATCAACATTGCAGGCGACGGCATGCTGGCTCTGATCGAGCCCGGGCCGATGAAGTTCATGCCGCTGTTCGACACGATGGAGAAGGCATCGGCAGCGAAGCACGGCACGAACGCTGGCAAGTGGCGAGAGCTGCCGATCACGGCCCTCCGTTTGTCGCCGGTGTCCACGGGACTGCTCTACGAAGCGGACATCCTCTTCATCGGGCAACTGCAGGACAGAATCCTGGACGATCCGCAAACGTGGTGGTCAGAGATCGCAGGCCTGACGGCACCGATCGCCGCCGCCATCGCTGACAAGCTCGCCGACTTCAGCAAGAAAGGCGGTGACGTGTGAGCAACATGCCCACAGGAATCGTGCTGGAAAAGCCAGGCCGCAATCTGGATTCACTCACTCAGACCGCCGCTCTGGAATCGTTGAAGTCGACACTCATCCACGAATGGAAAATCCGAGACGCCTTCGCATCGGTCGAAAAATTCGGCATCCGACCAACAACGATGGCTTTGTTTCATGGCCCGCCAGGGAACGGAAAAACGATGGCCAGCAAGATGCTGGCGAGCGTGATCGATGCTCCGTTGTATCGGGTTTCATGCGAAGGGCTGATCAATGCGTATCTTGGCAAGTCCGAAGAAAACATGCTGAACGTGATGGCATGGCTTGCGGACGCTGGTGAAGCCGTCGTGCTGTTCGATGAATGCGAGTCACTGTTCCGCCGCCGAGGTGAAAAGGACGGCTGCTCTCAGGCCATCATTCGGACCATGCAGGTTTTCTGGCAAGCCGTCGACCGCTGGGAAACGCCTCAGATGTTTTTGCTGGCGACCAACAGAATTCAGGACATCGACGAAGCTCTGCTCAGCCGGTGCGAGACGAAGCTGGAGTTCGTTGGGCCAACTCGCGAACAGGCTCTGTTGGTGCTGGACTACTGGGCCGAGACCTTACATGAGCATGGCGCCGAAGACTGGGCACCAGCTCTGCGGAAGTTGGTCCAGAAAAAGACTCCGGAAAGTTTTCGCGAACTGTGGCAGATGATTTCGATGAGTGTGCGTCAGTGGATTATTCGAGGACACCAGCAATGACAACCCGTGAACCTATCAGCGAGCGATTCCAGCGAGACATCGCCACGCATCAGATTGAGATCCGCCACGATGACGGGCTCTATCGTCACATCGTCTTCAAGCGGCCCGATACGGTCTGCATGGCGTTCTCGCTCACAACAACGCCCGGGCGTCTGATCTACGCAGGCGACATGGGCTGCTTTGTCTTCGAGCGAGTCACAGACATGTTCGATTTCTTCCGCTCCCGAGCGGGCCATCGAGACCCAAACCTCGGCTACTGGCACGAAAAGCTGGTGGCCATCGATCGATGCGGATCACAAGAGAACAGTGTCGACCGTTTCCGCGACAACCTGAAATCGTACGACACTTCGGAACTCACAGAGGCACAAAAGCAAGCTGTGGCGGATTTCATCGACGACGCTGTGAGTGTGTTTGAAAACGATGGGCCTCACGCTGCGTACCGAGCTGTCGGGGATTTCGAACTGGAGGACGATCGGCCTCATCATCGTGAGTTCTTCACGGACTTTTTCGACCACAGCGATCGAGTCTTCACGCTCCGCTACGAATGGGCATGCCACGCGATTCAGTGGGGCGTCCAGCAGTACGACCAAGCCAAAGCCAACGCGGTCGAGTTCTTCACTGAACACATTTAGCGAACTGATTTCTGATCACGGACGACACCGATGACCACTCCACAATTACGATTCGACTCCATCAGCGATCAGACACGCGCACGCTGGGCGAAGCTGCTGGATTCCGCTCGGCGAGATCTGACGCCACGAATGCGTCAACTGATCCGCATCGCTCTGGACGCCTGCGATTCTGTAGGTCCGCCGAAGATGCAGGCCAGACTGATCGGCGGAGGTATTTCGCTGTGGATACTGTGCCCTCAGGCGGAGCTGGCCGAGCTGCTGCGCTGCAGTGACCGCACTCTTCGGACCGAATTCGAGCGGCTCAGTACTCTGCAGGCTCTGGAGACGGAGCCTCACGAGACCATCGCCAATCTGATCGGCTACCGGATCGATTTGGCTGTGCTGGAGTCTCTGCAAGAGAGTCTGACTCCGGAGCTGGATGAGATCATTTTCCAGTGGATGGAACGACAGGCAGAAGCTGCTTCCGTCTCCCTTTCCGGAGTCATTGCCGACGGTGTTTCCGTGGCGGTTTCCGCCAGTGTTTCCGGTCAGATTTCCGCCCCCATTTCCGGTGGTATTTCCGGTCACTTTTCCGGCGGAATTTCCGCCCCTGTTTCCGGTCAGATTTCCGCTCTAACTGATAATGATAATGATAATCATTATTTAATTACTTCTGATGATGATCATCATGATGAGTCTTCGGAAACGACAGCCGTCTGGGACATGACTTCGCAGGAACCTCTGAGCTTCCGCGAGATCCGAGATTTCCACGCCGAGGCGATCGCAGGAAAAACCGTCGACGGTGCTGTGCTCTCGCTGCGACAACGCTGGGTGCTGTTCATGCGGTACTGGTCCGATGTGAAAGTCACCGAGCCAGGACCGCTGAGCCAGGCGGACGCGACGGAGCTGCTGGCGTTGTTCATTTACTGGGGCCGAGCGAAAACCAACAAAAGTCGTGGCGGTGCAATCCGGACCTGGTGGGGCAATCGCCGCAGTCAGCCGATCATCGCAACGGTGAAGGCCTCTCTGATCGACGAGGCGCGGCGAGTGATGGCCGCTGGCCTCGGCACCGTGCAACGGGCGCCACAGCCCGCCAGCGTTCCACCTCGCGTTCCAGACGGCCAGCGAATCAAGCGTCTGAATCTCGATGCGATGAAAGAACGAATTCTGAAAGCCAAAGCGGAGGCCGCTCAGCCATGCCAATGATCCGCGAAAACTATCCTGACAACTGGGACCAGATCGCACTGGAGATCAAAGAAGCCGCTGGCTGGAAATGCGAAAAGTGCGGTCGACAGTGCCGATTCCCGGGCGAGCCATTCGACACGCATGTTCGCACGTTGACGGTCGCTCACATCAACCACTGCGGGATGGATTGCTCTCCCGAAAATCTGGTCGCACTCTGTCCCCGGTGTCACCTGGCTTACGACGAAGTCAGGAAGGCGATGCAGCGACTGGCTAAAAAACGAATCAAAGCCGATCGTCGAAATGTGCTGTTTCCAGCCGAGAGCATCCCATGAACCCATACGAAACTCTCCAATGCGACAAACCGCGGCCCCCGCGTTCAACCACTCCGGGACAATGGGCGATGATCGTGCTGGCTTGCGCAGCGATTGCCCAACTGATCGCGAAGTTGCTGGAAATGATGTGAACGTGACTGAGCTCGTTCTTTCCCTCTTTCCCGGCATCGGCCTTCTCGACCGTGCATTCTCGATCGCAGGCTTCTGCATCGTGCAGGCCCAGGACAAAATCACCGGCGGAGACGTTCGTGAGTTCGTCGGAGTGCCTGGCCGGTTCGATGGCATCGTGGCGGGCCCGCCGTGTCAGGGTTTCAGTTGCGCGAACAGTTATCGGAAAGATTATGATCATTACAGCGTTCAGCACAGTCGCGAAATGCTGCAGCAAACTTGCAGAATCATTTCGGAGTGCGAACCAGAATGGTTTCTCATCGAGAACGTTCCCAACGTCCCGAACGTGCGAATCGAAGGCTACACCATCCAGAGAATTCCGATCACGGATCTCGAATGCGGAGGCAGCCAGCTCCGCTGCCGACACATTCAGTTCGGTCACATCGGCGGAAAGATCATTCGCCCGGAACGTGTGAACGACTGCACGCGAAATCGGAAAAAAGGAAGGCCAGCAAAAGCGGTCACCACAAAAACCGACCGCTGGAAAGATTTCACAGACGTCTGCCGGCGCCAAGGCCTCGAAACACCGATCGATCTGCCGGGCTGGACTCGGACCGCAAAAGTGAAGGCAGTCGGCAATGGCGTGCCTCTCCGGATCGGCCGTGCTCTCGCAGCGGCCGTCGCTCAGCGTGCTGGGCCCCGCGAATCTGACTGCCTTTGCGGATGCGGTCGACAGGTAACCGGGAAGCAGCTCACCGCGACTGCGAAACCATGGGTTGATGTGGATGGCTATCACGAACCGTGAGCCATCGATGCCAACCGACTACAGAAAGACACCATGACAGCCAAAACAAAAAAGGCTCGGGTGACTCGCAAAACCGAGTCACGTCCTGCAGGTCAATCAACGTGCGATCGCACGACTCTGGATCCAGAGTCACCGGATCCAGAGTCGGGTGATGGAAGCTACTTCGGCGGAAAAGGCGGTTGCTTTCGGCATCTGGTCAATCACATTCCGCCTCACGATCATCTGATCGTGCCCTTCGCTGGACACTGCGCGATCGTGCGAAACATGCGGCTGCCGTCGCAGGTTCTGATCAATGATCTCGATGGAAAGGTCACTCGCTGGTGGCGTCGCCACCTCGAGGTGACGACTCCAGAACCGGAGACGGAGTACTCGACGCAGATCGAAACGCAGATCGAAATCCGGCAGCAATGCGGACTCGAACTGCTGGAAGAAGTCCGCCGCCGACTTCAACCCGGTGGCGTGCCTCCGTTCGTCTATCTGGATCCCCCGTATCTGTTGTCGACTCGCAAATCGGGGACGCGGTACCAGCACGAACTGACGCACGACGAACACATCAGACTGCTGGCCATCGCAAAGGAGCTTCCCTGTCGAGTCATGATCAGTGGCTATAGTTCAAAGCTCTATCAGCAGCAGCTCGCCGACTGGCGACACTTCGACTTTCCATCGTCGACACGGGGCGGAATGGCCACCGAACATGTCTGGTGCAATTACGCCGAGCCGTCCGAGCTGCAGGATTACCGCTGGCTGGGCCGCGATCGTCGCGAGCGATTCAAGCTGCTGCGACGTGAGCAAAACCTGATCGAGAAACTCAGCAGACTCCCAGCGATCGAACGCAACGCCCTGCTGGCGGCCGTTGACTCGCATTTTGGAGTCGGTCGACGTTAATCAGGTCGGTCGGTATTGTGTGCCGGGGCTTGAGTCGTCGTTTGAGAAGGGGAAAACCGTGGATTTGCATGAGTTAGCGAAGGAAGTGAAGCAGCTGCAGCCGACAGAAATGATTTGCTCCATCTCCAGTGCGTGCGCGTTTTTTGTCCCGGGCTCATTGATGTTGCTTTGCTTCAGAGAGGATCTGCTACGGGAGTTGCCTGTTTTTTTGTGTCTCGTGCTGGCAATCGCTCTGAGTGCCCCATTGTGCTTCTTGAACGCGTTGCTGATGCTTCCCGTGGTCGATCTGGTTAATTCGAGCAAAGCAGGTTACCACTTCACGTCTACGGCTGTTGTGGTTCATCTCGTCGCCTGCCCCGTTCTTCTGTTGATCGAGCTGTTCGACTGGAGTTTTGCGACGTTCACCGTGTTGTTGCTGATGTGGCAAATAATGGTCACATTGGCGTGCCACCACATTCTCAATGAAGTGAAAAACAATCCGCGTCAATCTGAGAACTGATCGAGCGACACTCAATTCTCACTCGCCCGCTGTTCCAGCTTGATCTCGCCTCGGCCCAGTCGAGCCAGATACTCGAGCGCCGTCTTTCCGACCAGCTTACGAAGCTCCGCTGACTTGCTGCAGTAACCCGCCAGCTTCTGCAAGCCTCGGAATTCTTCCTCGGTCAAAGCGATCGATTGAGCCCGACGAATCGGACGTCCGAACGATCCCTTCAGTGGCGGATCGTTCTGCGGTGCGGGCGCAATCATGCAAGTCTCTCGCGGTCTCAGCCGTCAGATTGAGTTGTCGTCATCGCCCAGCGATTCGCCGAAAACTGAACACCGAAAACCGAAAACCCTTGTGAAAGAAAAAGTCATAACTCAATAACGCGACCGCCAAGCCTGCATCCCGGCGAGAGTTGAACTGCGTGTTCGCTCGCCGGGGCTGCAGCATTTTAGGCGGTCGCTTGAATGCAGTCGATAACACAATCACAGCTCGCAGCACTGCTCTACGCGACCAGTAAGACCCAGCTTGTCTCACTTGTCAGCGTTACGGAGCCTGCGATGCGGAAACGCGGCAACCCGTACGCGACCGCTCGCAAGGTGTCACTGATCACAGGCGTCGTGAATTTCACGTACAGCAAAGCGGTCAATCGCCAGCGAGCCCGTGAGTACGCCGGCCGAGGCCCCTCGCAACGCCCGCCACAAAGATTCCGAGCCCTTCGCCGCAAATGGGGCAAGCGCATTCAGAACACGCCGCTGGTGAGTCTGGAAGTCGAGACCGAAGAAGACACGGAGCTTGAGCTGTATCTGGAAGTGAAATGCGAACGGCGTCACTTCCTGTTCTTCGATCCGAAGACTCGCAAGCGCATCCAGGACGAAGTGATATCACCGTTCCTGCGCAAGATCGAACGCAACCCGCGGCAAGGCCTCGAACGCGAAGTCGTGCTGCGTGACTATCGACTGGACCACATCGCCGAACTGACCATTGCAGGCTCGCAGTACCGCATTTCGCCAGCCTCAACCGAGCTGCTGCGTTACTTGCCGCCCAAAAACCCAACCGGCAAACCAACCGCCTCAAAGGCATGAAAGTGCTGTCATGAATTTCGGAAAGTCGTGGACGAAATCCAAAACCGTCATCGTCAATTCTCTGTCACTCGCTGCCGGACTGCTGGCCACGGCCGCCGGTTCGGAGCTGGTCGCATCGTATCCGAAAAGCGCCGCGATGATCGGCACCGCACTGGCCGCCGTCAACATCGCTCTGCGTTTCGTCACCGTCGAACCGCTGAAGTAAACGCCGCCCGACCTGTCCTCAGGTCGGGACTCTGGCCCCCTTTGCCACACGGCCCCGATTCCGATCTGAGACAGATCGGACCACAGGAAGACACCCATGAACTGGATCTCGCAAAATCTCGAAGCTGTGCTGCTGGTTGGTCTGGTCGTCTGGTGGCTTGCCCAAGTCGCAGGCCCGACGCTCAAAGCGAAGTGGCCAGCCGTCAAAGAAAAGCTGACTGCGAAGAATCTGACGCTGCCAGTCGTGGCCGCAATTCTCGCCGTGAAGCATTTTTCCCCGGCGATCATGCCGACGCCTGTGAACCCGCAGCGACAGCCGGACATTGTTGATCGTTGCGGAATCACTGGCCGATCTCTTCTGGCCGATACTCTCGTTGATTTCTCGCGTCAGTCCTTTTCGAACGATCAGGAACGCGAGGACGCGATCAACGGAAAAATTCACGACGTGATTGAAGCCAGCTTCGTTCCACTCAATGAGTCGATCGCAAGAGCGATCAAATTCAACCGTGTGTTCGAGGCCTCCGAGAAGATCCGCAAAGGAGAACTTCATGAGTAGGCCAGTCCTCTTTACCGGTTACGACTGCACTCGCGAGCCTCGCGAGAAACTTGTCGCCGCTTCGCTCGATTACGACTTCGAGCAGTTTCGCTGCAGTGGTGACATTCCCGAAACTCGCCGCATCAAAGATCTGATGACCGCTGAGAAAATCCGCGAAGATCAGTATCGCATGAATTCGTGCGCTGGCTTCGGATTGATTCACTCGGCAGCCGTTGGATTCTGGCTGGCGACTGGCATCTGGCGAGCATTCAATCCGCACTGGACCTATCGCCTCGGCCAGGCTCGTGACGGCATTCGTGGCGACAACGGTGCGACGATCCACAACGTTGTCGAGTCCGCGAAATCGGACGGCCTGCTACCGCAGGACATCGAGAACGACGGGCGAAAAGAGTACCCGTTTCCGCGAGATCAGTACGACTTCCGCTATCCGCCACAGGCGAAAACGTTGGCCGCAGAACGCACAGTCGGCTACTCGGTTGTCCTGCGATCGTTCCGCGCTTGCCTGAACTTTCTGCAAGCCGGTCAGGGTGCCATCGTCATCGGCGGACCGTGGGGCAACTGGCAGCCAGGTCCTGGCGGAATCTGCAATCAGTTTCGGTCCGGCGGCGGCGGTCATGCTCGCGCCTACGTGGACTGGATCACGATCCGTGGTCAGGTCTATCTGGTCGAAGCGAATTCGCATTTCGAACAGTACGGCGATCGTGGCTTCGCGTACCACAGCGAACAGTTTGTCGATCAGCAATGCCGTGATCGCTACTTCGTCGCGATCGGAATCAGCGACATCAAGCTCGGCCAGAACGACAAGCCGAAACAGCGACGCCACCGACGATTCGTTAAGCTCGTTTGAAAGCGAAACCATGAACCGTGTCACACGAATTGAACTCCTGATCGCATGCGCGATCGCCTGCTTTCTCGCGTTCTGTCTTGCATCAGTCGGGCGATGCGACGACATCACGGACGCAAAGAAACGTCTGCAGGAAATCGAGCGAGCGAAGCCAGCTCCGCACGTCATCGATCCAGCTCCGTTGACGCCAGTGCCTGATCCGATTTCCGACCGTCGCAGCCCAGCAATTGAGTTTCAGGCTGCGAATTCTGACGTTCAAATCAGCGAACGTCTTCCGCGTGCTGTGCTGGTCTGTGGTCAGTATTGCTCGCCGTGCTTACGAATGGAGAAGGAGCTGGAGGGACTTGTCGGCGGACCGTCAATGCCGATTCAGGTGGTGAGTAACTGGCTGGCCAACGATCTCGACAAATGGGGCATCGCTCCCAGCATGCAGCTCGGCACGCCGTACCTGTTTATTTTGGACAAAGAGGGCAAGGTTCACGCTCTCACGCCCGCGGGACTTGGCTGCGTTCTGCGAGGCTATCAGACAAAAGACACCGTGCTGCAGTATCTGGCGAAGCCGGAACATGGCGTCGACATCAACACGCAGCCGGCGCCAATGCAGTCGATGACCGCCGATGTGCACGACGCCACAGCAACCCCGGAAACATTCGCCGCAGTGCTTGCGGCACATCTTGCGGAAACGAGCGGTCAGCAGGCGGCGGACCCAGTTCTGGACGGTCTCGGACCGAGCCAGGTGTACGGCAGCCTTTTCGATCTGACCATCGACGCACCTGATACGTGGCGACTGATGGCAGCGAAACTGTTGACCGCTCAAAGGATCACTTTCGAGAGCGCTGGCATCACGCTCGACTGGACCGGCCCGAAGCGAACGTTTGTTATCGGTGGTGGCCGGTCTCAGACCGAGCCACAGCAGATGCAGATCAGTCCGCCGGTGAAGGTCACTCTGAACAAATGGATGATTCGGTATTCATGCTCACTCGACGGTGTCAGCTACACGCCGGATCTGACACGCATGACCATGCTGCTGAGCGGCGCTCCGGATCTGACGGTCAACCTTCGGTAGGTTTTCAGTTTTCGGTTTTCAGTTTTCGGAGAATCGCAGGGAGCGAGTCATGCTGGTACTCAGTCGGAAGAAGGACGAAAAGATCGTCATCGGCGACAACATCACGCTGATGGTGATCGAGATTCGAGGCGACAAAGTTCGTCTGGGGATCGAGGCGCCGAAGGACGTGAGCGTACACCGGCAGGAAGTCTACGAAGCAATTCGACGTGACGGAGCTCGCGAATCGGACAGTGCTAACCCTTGACGGTCACCAGAATCTCCACGCCGATCGCTTCTGCGACGCGTCGCAGAGTCGTCATCGTGGGATTGCCTTTTCCGTTCTCCAGAAGTGACAAGCTGGCTCGCGTGATGCCGGTTTTGTCGCAAACGTCCTGCAGAGACAACCCACGCTTTTCACGAGCTTCCTTCAGGGCTGTTAACACATCCATAAACTCAAGCTGCCGCTGTTCGACCTCTTCAAACACCTGACGGGCACGTGCCTTGTTCGCAGCAATGACCTCAGGCCGCTCTTCTTCGGCAATGGCCTTGCTCAGTCGTGCTTCCATCTCGGGCGTCGGTTTCAGGCGTTTCGACATGACGTCACTCTCTTTCTTCAGACCTCGTAGGCCGTGACCGGAATCACGGAGACATCTTCTTCCACCCACTCAAACACCACTGCAATCCGGCGACCATCAAGAGCAGCGCCAAAGCGAATCAGGCGGTTACTGGAATGGCTCATTTCTTCACGGTAGTGGTTTTCGAAAGCAAATTCGAAATCGTCCTGAGTCAACCCATGCTGAGCCACTTTATCAATCGCTCTTTCTGACCAGTAGTACTCGAACCAAGCCATTGAATCGTTCCTTAACCCCCGAACTGTTGTTTCGGCAAATCATAACGCGGCCGTTGGTGTTATTAAACAACAAAACAGATGTTTTCAGAAAACCGTGACGTGAATGCCACGCAAACCGACCAAAAAAGCCGCCGCCAAATCTTCGAAGCCGGTGACTCCTTCGCCGAGTGCTGTGAAGCGGCCGCCGAAGAAATCCGCGGCGAAGAAAGCGGCGAAGAAGAAAGCGAAGAAGCGAGACGAGAAAGACTCCTCGCCGATTGGATCGACGAACGCATCAGCAGGTACTGCGCACGGAGGGCTAACGCCCAGCCGCTCGCCGAAAATGAAAGTGCAACCGACGGCAGTGACTCCGGTACCGGAGACGCAGGCCTACGAGGAACACAAGTCACGCAGCCGAGAGCGGCAAGCGAAGATCGTCCGCGAAGGTCAGGACATTGGAGCGATTCCGGAGCCAGCGAATCCGAAACGCCGCGCGAAGTGTGAACGAAATCTGAATCAGTTCTATCGGACCTACTTCCCGGACGTGTTCGCGCATCCGTGGAGCCGAGTGCATACCAGACTGATTAAGCTCATCACCATGGCGGTGCTGATGGGCTGCATGCTGGCGGTCGGGATCCCACGCGGATTCGGCAAGACGTCGATGTGCGTCCGAGCGGTCATCTGGGCCATCTGTTATCGCCATCACACTCTGATCATGCTCTTCGCTGCCACCAACGAAGCGGCGGCAGATCTGATCAAAGACATTCAGACCGAGCTGACAACGAATCCGTTGTTACTCGAGGACTTCCCGGAGATCTGTCTGCCGCTCATTGAGGTCGGCAGCGCGAACCAGAAAGGCCGCGGTCAGCTCTGCCAGGGCGAACCGACGAACGTTAAGGTCCGCAGCAACGAACTATGGACCGGAGACGTACTGCGTTCTGCGGACGGCAGCGTCATTCCTGGCGCTTGCATCTGGGCCTGTGGCATCACGGCGGGTGGAATTCGAGGGAAACGGCGAACCGTCGACGGCAGGGTTCTGCGGCCCACGCTGGGACTGGCAGACGACTGCCAGACGCGTTCCAGTGCAATCAGCCCTCGTCAATGCAATCGCCGCAAGAACATTCTGGAAGCGGACCTGCCTGGACTTCCCGGGCAATCGAACAGTTGGTCGTTTCTTTCCACATGGACCGTCATTGAACCCGACGACACTGCGGACTGGGTACTGAATCGCGAGAAAGCTCCGGACTACCACGGCCTGCGTGAACGGTTCCTTGATGCGATGCCTGACGACAAGGCGATGGAGAAATGGTCGGAGTGGAATGAGATCCGCATTCGATGCCAGCAGGCGGCTGGGTTGTCCGACGATGACCTGGATACCTTTGACGACCATGATCCGCTCGAACCCGCGCATGAGTTCTTCGACAAACACAAGAAGGTGATGATTCGCGGTGCAAAAGTTGTCTGGGAGTATGCCTACGATCCAAAACGGTATCGGTGTGCGCTGGAAAAGGCGATGCACTGGTACTACCGCAACAAGCTGGCGTTCTACAGCGAATTGCAAAACGATCCCGCCGCGTTCCAGGTCGAAGCAAAACCGCAACTCAAGAAGTTTGATCTGTCGACTCGCTTCGGTCTGCATCCACGCGGCACAGTTCCGCGCGGATCTCAGTGGCTCACGGTCGGGATCGACGTCCAGGGCAAAGTGCTGATGTGGTCGGTCCGCGCGTGGGCTCAGGATTCAACTAGTCAGGTGATCGAGTACGGCACCTGGCCCGGTCAGAATCGGCAGTACTTCACGCTGTCCGACATCCGTCTGACGATCGACGCCCATTACAGCAGCCTTCCGACATGGGAAGTCCGGCTCGCAGCAGCTCTGCGAGATCTGCTCACGAAACTGTTCGGCCAGCAGTGGCCGCGCGAAGACGGCCTGCAGCTCAGCCTCACTGCCGGTGGCGTCGATGCAAACTGGCAGACGGATGCCGTGAAAGCGGCGGTCATGGCGAGCGGATTCTACGGCAAGGTGTATCCGACGCACGGCCGTTCGTTCACGACGGCTCATCAGACGCTGAACGAATCGGCTGTTCGCGATCGCGACATCGTTGGCGACAACTGGCGTCTGAGACAGCCAAAGCAAGGCGACGTGCAGTTCGTCACGTTCGACACGAACGTCTTCAAGTCTCAGTTGCGTGATCGGCTCATGATGAACATTGCCCAGCCGGGAGCGTTGACGCTCCATCTGGGACCGTCTCACGACATGTGGGCCGATCACATCTGCGCAGAACGTTGCCACGAAAAGCTGGATAAGACCCGCAATCGTGAATACGACGAATGGATGAAACTGCCAAACCTCGACAACCACTATCTCGACTGTGAAGTGATCAACAACGTCGTGGCCGGAATGCTGGGAATCCGTCTGCCGATCGGGGCTGCAGCCCTGGACGCCGTGAAAGCCATCGCCGCGATGCCGACCTCTTCACACTCGAATCAGAATCAGAATCAGCCTGTTCCAAACGCCGCCAACTACAAACCTTTTGCAAAGAAACGATCATGACGCGCTCAAACAAACGTGACTATCAGCAAAGTGAATCGAAGGCCAGTTCCTGCCGGAAGTGTCGCAGCACTCGACGATCGGCATACTTCGGCCAGCCACAGGTCCGAGTGTTCGACTTCGTGCAACGCCGGCCAGACGGCACGGAGTTCACTCGGCTGATTCGCCGCCGGACCAAATGCACGGACTGCGGACAGTTCCGATTTGACTTGTCCTATGAGTTCGTGCCATCCGACATTCCGGCGCCAAAGCCAAAGCCTGCAGCGACTCCGAAAAAGAAGTCACCGGCAGCCGGAAAGAAGAAGCAACCGCCAGCGGCGGCAGTCACTCCCCCGGACACATTGCCGACGTTCCTCGGAGCTGCGAGCGCGAACGGGTGACCCTATTCGGCGGAAAGTCGCAGTATCACTGCGAATTTAGCAGCAGATCTGGTGACTCGATCTTGCGTTTCGAAAAGTCGTAACTCACCAATCCAGTCACTTCGGATTTTGCAGCGAGGGCCAAACGGTGACCACAGAAGAGAAGCAAGCTCGACTCGAACAGATCAATCAGATTCTGACGCTGGGTGTGAGCAGTGAGTCATCGGACGGCCAGAGCACTGCGTACAACCACGACACACTGCGAGCTGAACGCTCGCGATTAGAGCGGGAGCTGGGCGTCAATGAAATGCCACGTCTTTTTAGGTTTAATCGCAATGGTTAGTCTCGGCTGCAGCACATTTGAAACGCAGAACATGCGACCCGGCGGGGCTGTGGAAATCGACACAGTCGGTTACGGATACGCTGGATACGATGCACTGAGGTCAGACGGACAACGTAGAGTGGTTGGCGCGTCCTCACTCCGCCACGAAGGGCAATTGCTGCGCAGTTCAGATCGCGAAATCCTGACGGGAAACGCGTACGATCTGTATCGAAACAGTGTGCTGCTCAGTTGGGCTCTTCGCAGACACATGGACTATATCTGCAGTTGGGAATGGCGTCCGAACACCGGTGACAAGGCACTCGACACCGATCTGAGAGCACTCCACGAACGCGATGCGCGTCCGTATTCCTGCGATGTGGGCGGTCGACACAGTTGGTCCAGAATGCTGCGACTGGCAGAACTGCAGGCTCAACTGGCTGGCGATTGTCTGCTGGTGCCACTGCAGGATGGACTGATTCAGGGCGTGGAATCGCACCACTGGCGAAATCCAACCAGCAACCGCAAAGACATGAGCTTCTGGCAGCAGGGCTGCAAGCTTGGCCCGGGCAACCGCACGCTGGCCGTGTGTCTTCACGAGGCGCTGAACATCGGCGGAACTCGCGAGCGAATCATTCCACGCAGCCAGGTCTGGCATCACGGATGCTTCGACTTCCGTTTCGATCAGATCCGCGGTATCAGTCCAGTCACAACGGCGATGAACGGCATTCGTGACACTCACGAGACGATCGACGACATTCGAAGCAAGCTGAAGATGGAAGCGATTCTCGGCGTGGCATTTTTTCAGGCCGATGAACAGCGGAATCCGTTCCAGCAAACGCCTCAGTCTCCACAGCCAGCAGACGCTGCCGGAAAAACACCGCCGCCGTACTTTGATATCGGCAAAGGCGCTGTCGGCTTCATGATGGGCGACAAGTCCAAAGAGTCCATCGAATCGTTCCAGATGACGAACCCGTCGACGCAGACTCAGGAATTCCTGAAGCTGTCGATCATGATCGCGATCAAGGCCTTCGATCTGCCGTTCTTCATGTTCGACGAATCGAACGGGAATTTCGTCAGTTCACGCGGAGCCTGGCTGGCCTACGAAAAGGCCTGTGTGTCCAAGATGGACAACATCCGCGAACTGAATCGGCTCTATACGCTGTGGCGGACGGCTCGCTGGGCTCTGCCGAAATCGGCTGGCGGTACTGGCGAGATCACTCTGCCACGATCAATCCCGTTCGAATGGATCCAAGGCAAATGGATTGCACGCGGAACACCATGGTGGAAACCTGAAGAAGAGATCACCACTGACCTGATGCTGGTCGCCTGCGGTTCGATGACCTTGCAGGAAATGTGCGACAAACGCGGCTTTGGAATCTGGGAAGACAACATTCAGGATCTTGCCAAAGAACTCGACATCGCACGGCAGGCCGGACTCGCACTGGTCTTCAATCAAGGCAAGCTGCCTGTGTCACTGAGCTTTCTGAAAGACGCAAAGCCACAACCGACAACCCCCGTCGCAGCCGTCTGAGTCCGCGATTTACTGAACACTGAAAACTGAACACTGAAAACTCCCCTGCCCATGCTTTACCTCGACGGCCAAATCTGGAGCATCCACCCGATGGCAATTGCCACCGCTCGCGATGCTGCGCAGAAGTGGCGACTGGAAGCGGCGGAAGATCAGGACAAGGGCGAAGAGAAGAAGTCAAAGCGGAAATCAAAACGGAACGCCGCAAACGAATCCTTCGGTCTTATGTCTCGATCGCTGTCCGTGGACGAAATGCCCATGGAGATGATCAACGGCACTGCCGTGGTCACCATCAGCGATGTGATTGTGAGCTGGTGCAGCTACTACTTCACCAGCCATCCGGCTCTGCAGCAGTGCTTCAAGTATCTGCAGCAGTACAAGCCACAGAACGGAGCTGTGCTGCTGATCGATTCGCCGGGCGGCATGGCCAAAGGTTCTGCCGAAACGATCGACGCGCTGGACGCTCTCCAGGACGCAGGCGTGAAAGTCACCGCTCAGGTGGCAGGCGGATGTTTCTCAGCCGCGTACAAGATCGCCTCTCGCTGTCGTGAAGGCATCTACGTCCATCGAATGGATGAAGTGGGCTCGATCGGCACGAAGATCATTATCGACGACGCCTCAGAGCGGTACGCTCAACTGGGCGTCAAGCCTGTGGCTGTGACGAACGAAGGGGCCATCTTTAAGACGCTCGGCGAGCCCGGCCTACCGATCACCGATGAGCAGATCGCATTCCTGACCGAGTACACGCAGCAGATCTTCGGCGAATTCAAACGCTGTGTGATGACCGGACGCGGTCTGACTGAAGAACAGTTTTCGGCTGTCAGTGACGGCCGCTGGTGGCTTCCGGATGAAGCCAAGGCTTTGGGGCTGATTGACGGAGTTCGCACGACAACCGAAACGCTGGCGAGCTTACAGCCAGCAGCACGATCCATTTTTCTGAAAGAGGAATCTGACATGTTGACCGCCGCTGAAAAGAAGGCCGCTGAAGAAAAAGAGGCCGCTGAAAAGGCTGCTGCTGAAAAAGCCGCTGCCGAAAAGGCTGCCACTGAAAAGGCGGCTGCCGACAAGGCTGCTGAGGAAAAAGCCGCCGCTGAAAAGGCAACTGCTGAAAAGGCTGCTGCTGAGAAAGCCGCTGCCGATAAGGCGACAGCCGAGTCACAGGGCCAGCTCGGCGAGCTTGCCAAGTGGGTGGAGAAGTTCGGAGCCGAAAACGGCACGAAGTGGTTCCTCGAAGCGGGCTGCGATTACACGCAGGCACTGGAGCGACATGTCGAACTCCAGAAGAAGCAGATCGAAACCGTCACGACTGCCAGTCAGGCCAGTGAGAAGCTGCTGAAGGAAGTCGGCGAAAAGCTGGGCCAGTTGGATCCGCTGAACCTCGAAAAGAAAGCCGCCAAAGAAGAAGCAGGCGGAAAGACGGCAAAGGAAGGCATGACTCTGGCTGAGATCATGTCGGAGCGCAACAAAAAGTAGCAACGCCGCTGAAGCGGATGCGATTCACTGCACACTGACGACTGAACACTGACAACCTTTTCTGAAAGAAAACCATGGCCGCTTACACTCTCGCCAACATGCTTGTCCTGAACGACAAGAACCTCGCTCCCGTTGAAGTCAATCAGTTGCTGGAAGCCTCGCCTCTGCTGCTGTGGCTGGCTGCCACGATCAGCAGCAACGGCGAAAAGCACAGCTATCTGGCGAAGACTGGTGCACCGACTGTTGGATATCGAACCGTCAACACCGGTCTCGCCGCCAGCGTGGCGACTCGCGTCAAGCGTGAAACTACACTGAAGCTGCTGTCTGCGAACAGCGAGTGTGACCGAGCTCTGGCGGATCTGTACCAGTTCGGCCGCGATGCGTTCGTTGCTCAGGACGTGATGGATCATCTGTCAGCAGCGCTGACAGACACGGAAAAGCAGATCATCAACGGCACGGCCAACAACGCAGACGGTTACACCGGCTTCGTTCAGGCACTGCCGTACAAGAACAGTCCGATGGTGGTGGACGCAACCGGAACGGCGAACGACACGCTCGTCAGCTCCGTCTACCTGGTGCGATCAACCGACGCTCTGGAAGACGTTGCTGTTGTCGGAAAAGGCACCGGCAGCAATCCAATGAATGCCAAGATTCAGTTGGATCTCGGTCAGTCCGTTGAGCAGGCTCTGACTGACGATGACGGCAACCGTTATCCAGGTATCTACACGCCTTGCGAAGGCTGGCTCGGTCTGCAGGTTGGGTCTCCGTACTCAATCGCACGACTCTGCAATGTCACTGCACAGAGCGGCAAGACGTTGACGGATGCTCTGTTGGCTCAGCTCTGGGCAAAGGTCCCTGCCAGCAAGCGTGGCACTCCGGACAACTGGCGTTTCGTGATGAACGGCACTCTGCAGATGCAGCTTCAGCAGTCTCGCACTGCGACCAGCGAAAGCGGCAAGGATGCGGACATTCCAGAGAACTGGCAGCGGATTCCGTTCGTGATCACGGACAACGTCAGTGAGCACGAAACGATTCTCGCCGCAGCTCCGTAATCGTAGCCCGTTGTTGTGGCACGGTCTGAGACCGGCCACAACGAGGGTTCTGCTTTGCGACGTGCACACATCCCGACCTGAGACAGGTCGGGCTACTTTTTCGAAAGTCGGAACCGTGAACCTGAACGAACTGAATGAGACGATCAAGCGAATCGTGCCACTCGCCACCACAGTCGTGGCGGGACTCACGGACAGCACAGGGCTGTCTGGCACGCACGACGACACGCTGGCCGCAACCAGTGTGCCGGTCAACATCAGCGGTGGAGAAGCTCCGACCGAGGCGGAATTCAACGCACTGCTGGCGGTTGTGCGAGTGATCGCACAGAACGCGAGCGATACCGCACAGAAGCTGAACGAAGTCATCGCGGCCCTAAAAGCCGCGAACCTGATGGCCGAGTCCTGAGTTTGTGACCGTCAGTCGAAAGACGCCTTTCCATGTCGAGCATCACCCAGCAGATTCAGGCGGCTACCCGCAACGCACAGCGACAACTGCGCGGATCTGCTGCCACGTACTCGCGCGGAGAAACGACGGTCCAGCTACCTCTGGCAGTCCCGGCGAAATCCAAATGGGAAACGCGAGATGCTCGAAATCAGTTGGCGGTCAGTTTCTCGAATGACTGGCTGATCGATGACGGGGATCTCGGACTTACGCCACAGCGTGATGACAAGATCACAGTCACTCACAACGGACTCGTGACGGTGTATCAGGTTCTGCCGTTCGGATCTGAAGGGCGATGCTGGCGGTGGTCAGATCAGCCGGGCGGAACTCGCCGAGTCTACACGAAGCAGGTTTCCGAAGCGGAGGCGGAATCATGATCCTGACACTGGCCGATGCGATGGTTGCGGCTCTGAATGAGCACGACTGGGGCGACATCGAATTCACGGCAGAGCAGAAACTGCTGCCGGTTTTCGATCGTGACGTGATGGGTGATTCGCTGATCGTCGCTGTGGTCCCAGCATCCTGTGCAACGGCCGGCAGACTCGATCGACGGCGAAGCCGCAAGGAACTGGGCATCGACATCGGTTTCGCGAAGTTCCTGGACAACGCGGAAACCGGCACGGCGGAGCTGATCACGTTCGTCGAATCGGTCCAGACATTCGTGGACGAAGAACTGCAGCATCTGTCCGGACTGCAGTACCTCCGAAGCGAATTCGATCCGCTCTACGACTCGGTCGCACTGCGGGACAATAGTTTGTTTATGTCGGTGCTGGCTGTGGTGTATCAGAAGAACTGAAACCCATGATCGAAATCGCGTACCAATTCGACAGCAAGCTCCAGGAGTTCGCGAAGCCCTACAGGACTTCCGTTCGCCGATGGCTGAACTTTGTCGGCGGGTACACGAGGAAGGTTGCGAAGAACTCGCTGAAAAAAGCGAGACCGAAACGGAATGAAGGCGAGCTGACGGAGTTCGAGCTGGAACGGCACAGGGTGCTGACTCGGCTGAACGCGGCCGAGGGCAAGGGACCTCCGAAGTTTCCTGACCGAGTCAGCAAACCCGGAAGCCCGCCGCTGCTGCATGGTGATCGATCGCCGCTGAAGCATCTGCTGAGGTACGCGGTCGATGAGAGAGAGAAAGAGGCGGTCATCGGTCCGGAGCGAGCGAAGACAGCAATCGCGGGAGACATCGAACACGGCCGAGGCGATCGACTGCCGAGACCGTTCATGAATCCCGCTCAAGAAAAAACCCGCCCCCGTATGGCCGCGTTTTGGGCCAATGCAATTCGATAGATCTGGAGACTGAATCATGTCCGACAACGGCCTGAACATGCACCTTTATTTTGACTTCGGTGGCCTCGGCGATGAAGAGATCACCGGAAACGCTGGCAGCGCTGGCTGGGACGAGTGCGACATCGTCGCAGACGTCACCGTCAACAACGGCCGCAACACGGGGACCGTCAAGAATCGCGGATCCGATACCGAGCGGAAACTGGCTGGCTTGAAGACTCGCAGCATCGACATCGAGATCACTCACGAACCCGGAGACGCGAACTTCGACGCACTGATCGCCGCTTATGAAGCTGGCGATGTGATCGGCGTCGCTGCCATGGATAAGACGATCACGACACCGGGAGCCATCGGCCTGCAGATGGACGTGATTATCACCGACTGCAGTCAGACACAGCCTCTGGAAGACAGCAGCAACTGGAAGCTGAAACTGGAACCCGCCGCCAAGACTGATCACGTGCCTGCTCACGTCACAGTGTCGGCGTAGTCTGCGATTGTCCGAAAACTGAACACTGAAAACCTTAAACGGAGCAAGAACCATGGCCAAGCAATACGAAACGCGCGATGTGCAGCAGAAGGTGAACAACGCGGACGGAACTCAGAGCGTCATCACCGTCACGGAACGTCGCCTGAAGAAGGCTCACGACAAGCAGATGAGCCGTCTGCACAGCCGCCAACGAGGCGCGGCTGCTGAGCAGCATGCAGCCGTCGAATCACACTTCGAACCGTCGGCAGTGTCTCCGAAAGTGGAGTCAGCGGCCGCAGAGGTGGAGGAAGTGGCGGTCGAGGCGACTGAAGACACGGAGGGCTGACGCCCAGCCGCTCGCCGGTCGAGTAGCCCGATCTGTCCTCAGATCGGGACTTCCTGCACTCTCGCCGATCTGAGACAGATCGGCCTACGGAGAACATCATGCACACTTTCACGGACAATCAGAACCGCGCTTGGAAGATCTCGATCGGTCTCGCCACTGCGCGGCATCTGAAGGAACAGACCGGCGGTCGAGTCGACTTCGTGCAACAGGCACAAACAGGGCAAGGCAAAGAAGTCTTTCAGGCACTCGCTGAAGACGTCGGACTTCTCGGCCAGGTCGCGTGGTTGCTGTGCGAAGCGCAGGCCGTGGAACGAGGTGTCTCAGAACTCGACTTCGCGGATGGCTTTGATATGGACGTGCTGGATCAATTCCAGACGGCGATGATCCGCGCGGCGATCGATTTTTTCCCGAGCCGCTCCCGTCCAGTGCTGCAGAAGGCTCTGGAAGTGGCGGAAAGAATCAGCGCAGAGGACACCGAGTTCGCAGTGAAAGAGGCGACCAAGCTGATGGCGGATCCGCACTTCGAAAAGATGATCAGGAAAACAATGCGTACACCTGGCGTCTCATCTGGGAGTGGGCCGGTTACGTCGGACTCAGACCTCGTGATCTCTTCGACACTCAACCCGAGCTGACACTTCGGCAACTCAAATGGATGGTGGACGGAAAACGGAAAGAAGACTGGGACCACACGGCGAGCCTGAAGAGTCAGCTCGCCAACATGTTCAAAGACAAGAACTCCCCGGCATTCATGCCAGACGAATTCCACCCGCTACGAGCCGCCAAAGCTCGTGAGAAAAAGAAGAAGTCAATCAGCGTGAACCAACTCACCGCCGCTTTCGTGGGAATCTAATGCGACTCTCCGAAAACCGAAAACCGAAAACCGAAAACCGAAGCCATGGCGTCCAAATCCGGAATTGAAGCAGGCCGTGCGTTCGTGAGGATGTTCCTCAACGACGTTGAGCTTCAAGCTGGGCTGAAGACGACAACGCAGAAGCTGACCGCCATGGGCAACGCCCTGGGCGATCTGTCGGCGAAGTTCGGGCGGCTGGGCATCGCGGCCAGTTTGCCCTTCGTCGCCGCGCTGGCTGCCTTCATTCCGTTCAGCGATCAGATGAAAGCCGTGGAGGCAGTGTCGACGGAGGTCGGAGTCACCTTTCAAGAGCTGGAGAACAAGGCCAAAGAACTGGGCCGCACAACGTCCTTCACGGCAACTCAGGTTGCTCAGATGATGACGGAGCTGGGCCGCGCTGGATTCAATACCGGTGAAATTGATGGCATGATCGCGTCGGTTCTGAATCTGTCGCGAGCCACTGGCACAGATGCAGCACTCTCTGCCGGAATCATGTCTGCGACGATCCGGCAGTTCTCGCTCGATGCCACCGATGCCACGCGCGTGGCGGATGTTCTCACCTATACCGCCAACAAGACCTTTAACACGGTCGAAGCGTTGGGCGAAGCTCTGAAGTACGCTGGCCCGGTCGCCGCGCAGCTCGGATATTCGCTCGAAGACACTGTTGCAATTCTCGGCACGTTGGGGAATGTTGGGATCCAGGGATCCGAAGCTGGTACGGCTCTGCGACGATTGGCCACACTCAGCGCGGCTGAAGCTCAGCGGATGCAGGCGATCTTCGGCGTGGCCTTTCAGGACGCCGCCGGCAATGCACGCCCGCTGGTCGATGTTCTCGGCGAAGTGGCGACGGCAACCGAGAATATGGCGAGCGGCGAACGTACCGCCAAATTCAATGAGGCCTTTGGGCTTCTCGGCATCACGAGTGCTCAGGTGATCGCTCAAGTCGCTGGCGACACTCGCAGACTGGCTGCCGAGCTGCAGAACGTTGAGGGTACCGCTGCCAAGACTGCCGCCGCAATGGATTCCGGAATCGGGGGATCACTTCGCATTCTGCAGAGCGCCATCGAAGGCGTAGCAATCGCACTCTCCGAGGCGGTCGAAGGTCCACTGATGGCATGGATGGCGTCATTGACGGAAGTCGCTGGCGTCGTGACAGTCTTGATTGAACGTAACCAGACGTTCATTCAGATCCTTGGATTCCTCGGACCAACGCTGCTAGCGATCTCTGGCGCACTGGCGATTGTATCGACAGCCATCTCCATCTATGCGATGAAGACTCTGATCTACGCTTCTGCCGTGGCAGTTGCCGGGGCCGCACAGGCATTCTTCACGGCCCTCATCAACCCGGCCGGACTGCTGCTCGTTGGTGCTGCGCTTGTCGCCGCTGGCGCTGCATACGATGAATTCGCAGCCGCAACTGAGCAGGCCAGTCAGAAAGCCGCCGAATCCGCGTCGGCAAATGAACTTGCTGCAGCAAAGGCCACCGAACTGAAAACGGCGAATGCAGCCGTCAAGCCGCCGAACCTCGCTCCGCCTGCCGGGGCGAAGGATGCTCTCACGCGCTTCCAGGGATATCTGACAGCCACCGAGACGCCCGCCGAGAAGCTGAAGAAGAAACTGCTGGAACTGGACACGACGATTCGTGAACTCGGCCAGGCCGTCCCGCCGGACCTGCAGGCGAAGCTGCGTCTGCAGATCATCGAAGAATCCACCGGGGCCGTCAGCAGCATTCGCAAGCTGCAGGACGAAATCGCCGTACTGGCGGGATCCGCCACGGAAGCTCAGCAGGAACTCCGCGACATGGCAGCGGCTGGAGTTCCTCCGCAGTTGCTTCAGCGATATCAGCAGCTCCGCACGGAACGCGATCGCATCAAGGCAGAACTTGAAGCGCAGGAAGAAGCTGAGAAAGCCGCGAAGCAGGCAGCAGACGATCGCTTTGCCGATCTGCAGCGGCAAGCGGACGAACTCAAAGAGAACACGCGGACGAAAGAAGAGCGAATTGAAGTCGAACTGGCGAACCTCGAAGAACTCCGCAAGGCGCTGGATCCTGCGACAAACGCTCCGCTGATCGACGAAGAGACCTATCGGCGAGCCCTCGAACGAATCCATCGGCAGCAACTGAATGAAGCCGAGCGAACCGCGCGAGCCCCTTCGTTCACGCAAGGTGATCTGCGATCTGCCGAGGGAGCAAAGTTTATCGTCGATCTGCTGAACGGCAGTGGAACAACCGAGCAACGACTGTTGTCAGTCAGTGAAGTGACAGCACGGAATACCAGCGATCTTGTCACGATCACACGGACGAAGAACACGATCAAAGTGGCCAAACTCAGATAACGAAAGTGAGACACATGGAACCTACAACCAACGGCCTCAGCCATCTGATGCCGATCGCCAATCTGACCGTCGTCGGTGCTCTGATTCTGACGATTGTGATCTGCACGATCTTTCTCGTGACGAAAGGCATTCCAAAACTGATCGAAGGAATGACGGCATTCGTCAACGCGCTAATGGAGCGCAATGAAAAGCGTCAAACCGAGACACAGAACCAATTCATCGAAGCTCTCGACCGACAAGCCAGAGCGCGGAGCGAATCCGCCAAAGCTGGCCACGATGCGGCAATGCGAATCGCCGACAACCTGCATGATCTGACCGAAGAAGTCCGCTCCGTCCTGCACGCGGGCTAACACGGCGAGCCGAGGGCGTGAGCCCTCGGGTTTTCTCGCGAAAGTACCCAGAGGGCTGACGCCCTCGGCTCGCCGAAGTTTCACTGAAAACTGAACACTGAAAACTTGCTGCCATGCCCCTCAAGTCCATCAGCGATCCAATCAATGACGCTTACGGCGCTTCCGAAGATGAAAACGGAAACCGCACGTACATGACTGAGCACATCTGCTACGCGGATGAACCCAACATGTCGCCATGGGCCGTCATGCTCGATCCGCTAATGGCTCAGCCGCACATCAGCGTCGCACCGTGGGACGATTTCGCGACCTGCCGAAAACGCACGCCGAAACCGTATGAAGACGATACCACGTGGTTTGTGGTCATCGAATGGTCGACAGCACGCGTTGAAACCAGACGCGAGGCAGATCCGCTGCTGAGACCTGTCACCGGCGAACGTCGCTGCATGGATGTGCAACTGCCGACGTTCTTCGACTCGCGCGGATTCCCGATCGTCAACACGGCAGGCAGTCTAATTCCGGGAGTCATGTCGACAGCGAACGTCACAGTTGTGGACGTGGAAGCTCTGTTCGGCGTCTATCCGATTCAGCTCGAAGCGCTAAACAACACGGTCAACGACTCGGCAGTCCAGATTCACGGCGTCTGGTATCCCGGCCGTCACTGTCAAATGAAGAATCTGCGACTGAGCGACACACCGGAAGAAGAGCACGGCATCGAGTTTTATCGAGCGACCTACGAAATTCACATCGATCCGCGCGGCTACTGGGAGTTGAGGCCGAACACCGGTCTGACGTACCTGGAATATCAGAAGCGCGAGAACGAAGATTCGCCATTCAAAAAATGCACATATCAGGAATACGACGAAGTCACTGAGTCAGCCAATCGCCGAGTGATGGAAAAGCGAGCGAAGGGCGAGGACGGCATGCTGCTGTCGGATCCAATCTGGCTGGACCGGTACGGCCAGCCGACGCGACCAACGTTCCCATCGGCACCGATCGGCAATGCCAGTGGCGCAGCAGGCAGTAAGACGATCACCGTGGCTGGTGCTGAGTTTACCGAGGCCGATGTTGGCATGGTCCTGACGCTGGTTCCACCAGGTCCGAAAGCACAGCCGATCCAGCTCATCGTCGAACAGTACAACTCAGCGACATCCGTGAACGTTCACATCGCCGCCACATCGAACTTTTCCGGAATCCCGTGCACGATTTCCGGCGCCCTGTTTTTGCTCGTGACCCCACAACCTGAAGCCAACTGGGAAGACCTGCCTCTGCCCCCAGCTCCGCCGGTGCTTTAATCATGACAGACGTCTTTGGATACAACGAAACCGACACGCGACGGATCTCTGAGACCGTCTCTCGCGTCCTCGGTACGCAATCCACGGACACGCAACCGCCGCGATCGTCTGACGTCGCTCTGCCGGTCATCGTGCAACCTGTCGATGTGCTGCGATCGCTGGAGAAGTTCATGACGTCGACTTTCGACGTGACGCTCTGGACAATGAGCGGCGAAGAATTCGAGGATTTGAAAACCGCCGAGCCGGTGAGACTGGTGACCAACGGAAAGCAGATCGCTCTCCCAGTTGCAGGCGTGGGTCTCTGTGTTGTGGATCCGGAGTTCTGGGCCATCAACATTGGCACTCTGCTGCCAGCAACTCATCCGCTCACTGGCCACCGCACAGGCCGTGCTGCCGTGCTTGAGCTGAACGATGAAGGCGATCTGATCATCACCGACAAGCGACTCGACTTCATTCGCCGCGATGCGTCCGGAGACATTGAAGACGGCACGCTGATCACACTGGGATACGTCTCCGGATCTCTCACCATCAAATGGGCCGACTGTCAGCCCCACGAAGATCTCGAA